CTATAAGTAATTGGAGCACTATTATTAAATGCGACAATATTCTTAGTGTCCAGACTCTGTGTTTGATTAAACTTATTACCAAAACATAAAGATCTATCTTGATAATATTTTAATACTTTAGTTTCAGTATCAAAAGATGCAACATAACCTTTTGCAACAACATTATTTCCCTGGTCTTGACTAATTTCAGTTCCGGGAGTTATTGTTATTGAACTCGTTAATCCAACAGCATAAAGTGATGAAAAAGTATCTCCAGTAAAAGTTTGTGATCCTGAAAATGATTCTGGATTTTTTATAACTCCAACCTGAGCAAATTTTGTATCGATAGGAAAATCTTTAGTGGAGTCATCAAATCTTGCATATAATAATACTTTGTCAGTCCCCAATTCTGTGTAGATATCATATCCATGTCCCTTAGAAGGAGGAATGATTGGTATTAAAATTGATCCTGATCCACTATTAGTACTCAAATCAACAATTCCATAAGTATAACCCTTACCACCCTGAGTTACCGTGACTCCGGTTATTGATCCGGTAGAATTTACAGTAATACTAACTTCACCACCTGTTCCATCACCTAAGATAGAATGAGTTCCATTACTATATCCAGCTCCACCATTTTCAATATATACTGTCTTAATTTGATTATTATTATTGTCAGAATTTCCACCATCTCTAACTATAGCAATATCAGAATCTGAAGTTGTTGCCCAGTTATTTGGAACAACAATAAACTCTGTAGAGTCAAACTTAATAACATCAGATGGTGAAACTTTAAATAAGTATTTCCATCTATACCCATCGGCATAAGAAACTGGTTCTACGTCAGTATGTGTGGGTTCAAGGGTTGATCTAGGAACAGTTGTACTTGCACCACTGGTTCCATTCTCAATACAAACATATACTTTAAAATCGCTAGTGATTACATAATAATTTGCATCATATAATTTCAAAGCCTTACTTACTGGTGCTACGTTATTCTGCCCATAATCATGACGATACATGTCATATTGATTATTTGCAGTCCACTCAACTTTCCTTATAACTCTTCTAGCATTTTCTGTAGTAATCCTTCGACCAAATAAACTAGTATCTCTATAATGAGATAAGTATTGAAAATTATCTACAGGATTATTAGTTGTACTTGTATCCCAATCAGACAATCTACCAAATGCAGTGCTTGGGTCAGTTGGATTTGATAGACCCAAAAAAGCGTAGTAGGAGTTATTACTGATAGAATCTACAAAGGAACCAGCATTCAATATCCTAAATTGATCTGTTACGAACGCAGACATATTAATTGTTTTTTAGATATTTATACGATAATATTAAGTTTCAATTTTAGGAAGAGCACCTGTTGCTCTTATATTAACTCCACCTCTTCTTTGGATAGTTGGATATGTTGACAACCCAGAAACAGTATTCCCCGTAACTCCTATAGAAATTGGATTAGAAGATCTTGTTCCTCCTGATAACCTACCCCAAGAGAATTGTCCAACAGGACTTGTAGTTACTCCAGTTGTTGATAAACCAATAATATTGGAATCTGATTTTACATTACAAGTAATAATTCCTTGTCGTCCTGAAGAACTAAGTGCAGAAATGTAATAGATATTATCTAAAAATTCAGTACCTATTCCAACAATAGCAGAATCTGAATCATCAATGGAAATTACTCCAGTTCCAATTCTAGTATCATAAATGTAAATTGGATATCCAAGTTGAAGTTCTGGTTCAATATTTGGAAGACCTCCATTAATATCAGGGTTTCTCTGAATATTAAATTGTAAAGCTAAATCTGTTCCAATTCCAGTTGTTGTTGTAATTCCAGTAACAATTCCAGAGAATCCATTAATAGTAGAGAATTCTGTAATTTTTTCAACATTAAGATTTGGTGTTTCTGCAAATATAGTAGGAGCAACCGTATATCCAGATCCAGGATTTGTAATAGTGACTGAAGTAACAATCCCAGCAGTAACTGATGCTGTTGCTGTTGCTGTTGTTCCTCCGACTACCGGAGAAGTAAACTTCAATTCTATAGTGGTTTGATCTGGGAGATATCCAAAACCTGGATTAGTAGTGGTTATACCGATAACTGTAGTTCCAATACCAATTGAAGCAGTAAATGCAGCAGCAACTGGATTTGTATTTTCTACAATCAATGCATCACAAGGTGTAGAATTGTCTGCATATCCATTATCCGTTTCATAACTAAACAATTCAGAATTTTCAATAAACACTTCAGTATCAGTTGTAGATACGTCTTTAATAACTCTTGCAGTTGGGAAGATTAAAGCTTCTAATACATCTCTTGATTTACTTACAAATTCACCATTAACCTTTTTATCAGACTTTTGTTTTGTCCAAGAGAGTGGTTTGTAGTTTAACTCATCAATTCCCTCTCCAGAGTATCGATTAGTTTCAAATTTATCAGAGAATGATAAATTGTAAACAGTCCTTTCTTCCTGAGTTGATGTATTGGGAATTGTGTTATTGCTTATAACTTGAACAATATCACCTGTCTTTATTGTTGGTCTTACAACAAAGGTATCAATATCAGTTGATTTAACACCCTTATAGAAATAAATTTCAACCTCATCTTCTTCTAATGGTGCCTTTGTAAACACAAAAGATGTTCCACCTTCAAAAATATAATTAGTTACTGGTTCTTGAAGAATTCCATTTATGAATATAACCAGTACATTATTAATATTATCTTCAATTGGAGAACCTGATTGTGGTTCAAAACTAAGAAGTTCTCCATTATAATTGAGTGGGAATCTTACTCTAAGTCCATTCTGTAAATTTTTGATCGAATCAATGTAATCCAGTTCTCCAAATTCCCAAGCAGCAAAATTATCAGAATATGTATCAACAACTGTAATTTCAAAATCTTGTAATGGAGAACCTAATGTTGAGTCAGTAACTAAACCAACTGGTTTGAATACGTCACCTCTCATAAATCCATATCCAGGCCTTGAGAACTGGAACTCTTTTACTTCAAAATAGGTGGAACCTATACCAACAGTTGTAGAAGCACCACCAACTATAACATCCATCAACAGACCAACACCAGTGGTTGTTGTATTACCAATGCCTTCCCTGTAAACTCCAGTAACGGGAAGATTTTCGTATGATGGATCAGATACGTAGATTTGTGGATTTGTATATCCAGTACCACCATCCACAACATTAAATGATAATGTTCCACCAGCACCAGGATTTGCAGTTGCTTCCACGACTGCTACATTTCCAGAATGATCTTCTTCAAATACGGATACTCCAATAGAAACCAGTCCATTGTATCCAGATCCAAGATTGTCAGTTGTTCCTAATCCAACAGATACAATAGATCCTCCAGCACCGACTACAGCAGTTACAGAAGCACCTACAAGTGGTGCAAATCCTAGTCCTGGTGTAGAACCATAAGAAACAATAATTCCACCTCTAGGAGTTTCATTTTGATTAATATCATAATCTGAAACCACATATTCAAGTGGATCAACTCCAGGTTTAGTAATTCCAGAAAATACTACAGTAGTTATTCCTACACCTTCAGTAATTTCATAATTAAATATTGTTGGATTATTATCAGTTTTTGGTGACTGATAAATGTTGTTAATAAAAATAAGTCCATTACCACCTTCTGTTCCAATACCTGTAGTATTTGCACCACCGACTGTCAGATTAAAAGTTCTTCCAATTCCAGTAAATTTTTCAGATAAATCATCGTAAATCTTATTATTGTCATAATTTGATTTAAGGAAAACTCTACCACTGAAAGATGAGGTTTCATAATCTAAATTAAATTTTGTTTTATCAATTTGAGGATTACCTCTTGGAGCCTCTGCGAAATGAATTTCATTATCAACAATATTAAATGCTCCCCTATAAACATCAACCGCAGTAGAACTCGTATGAGTCGATGCAGAAGATCCAACAAATCCCCTATCAACCTCTACAAGTTTTATGCTTCCACTATTTGTAATGGGTCCAATACTTGTTGTTCCAAGTCCAACATTTGTCACTCCCATATATTCTTCATCAATCAACAATATATCTTTTGGTTTGATTGAAGAGATGCCACTTAAAGCAGCAAAAGTAGTATCAATTCCTAAGTTTTCGGATAAGGTATGTTGTATTCCTGCAAATGCTATAGGATATTGTACCAGTTTATCAACAGTAATAATACATTTTGAATTCCTCTCTTTCATCGTAAACCTGTGAGAATTACCTTCACCTAAAGATGTGAAGGTTGTTCCAATTCCACTTTGAGCTGCTGCAGTTGTTATTGCGACTTTAAAAGTATCTTCAGTTACTTTAATTGCATATACAGTAGAAGGTAAGAGATCAGTTGCACTAGTCATCATTGCACTGGTGCCAACCCCAACAATGGTAGAATTTGGAGTATAAATTAATTCTTCACCAGTTTGGAAGAAATGATTTGGTATGGTAAATAGACCAGTTGTTGCTGCCAAAGCAACAGAATTTGGATTAAACTCCTTTGAGAATATTGAAGTATTATTGTTAAGTAATTCAAAATTAGTTCTATTAATTCTATTTCCATTAATAGAATTGTAGAATTTTTCATCAATACTTTCAATTACTGCACCATATTCTAGATCATTATAATCATTAACATCATCAACTAGAGTGTAGAAGGATTTACTGAAGACTTCAATTTTAGTTTCTATACTCTGATTATCTGGATAGAACTTGAGAATTATATTCGATCCAGATATTTCTCCACCAAAAGTTCCAATACCAGATAAAGTATCAAAAGGATCGTTAATAGTATCAACTGAAAGTAAAGGTAATTGTTGTGTATAGACATCAGATCCATCACAAATCATCATAACTTGATGAAGTGCTTTACTGGAACCTATACTTACTTCAATTACAGATTTTGATGCATTGAATAAACTTTTATCCAAAGTTTGAATTGTTGTGGAAGCAATTCCCACCATAGATTGGAAGTTCGATTGATAAATCGCACTTCTCTCTTGACCATCTGTTTGATCATTTGATTGGAATCTATACGTGCCTGTTCCTGATGTAGTTGTACCAAATCCAACAACGTTGCTTCTTATAATTAATTTGTTGGATGAAGTATTTTCATGTACTAATGAAAATACTCCACCACCCAAACTGGTGCAAGTAAATAGACCTATTGAATTTCCTGTGGATGAATCAAGAGTATTATCGATATAATACTCAGATAGATATGTATCTGTCCCATCATGTACAACATATAATCTCACATAATTCATATCATTAGTAATGGTATCAATTACTTGTGCATTGACATAAAGAGATTCAAAATCACTAGAATTTAGAGAAATTATTGTTGTTGTTCCTAATCCAACTGATCCGGTTTCAATATCTACAGATCCAGTCAAACTTACAAATCCAACAGATTGTGTTCCACTAATTACAGATGGGGTATTGAAAGATTGTTTGATCAACTTGATATTATAATCTACATTGAAAGGATCATTTGGAGTGAATCTTAAGAAAGTTTCGTCAAATTCATTTTCAAATAAATCAAAAGATCCAAATGGCAAACCTGTATTTTGTAAAGATTCATTTTCAACAATGACAGTTTCAAGACCATCACTCAAAATTGTTAAGTCAGTTAACTGTATTTCACCACCATCTAGACTAGTAACCCTAAACAGATAGTTGTAATATGTGTCGTCATCAACTTCAGCAATTGATAAAAATTCAGTATTTTCTGCTTCAGAATTAGAGAATGAACCACTAAGATCATCAACAGTCAATACATTGAGATTTTTTAGTGTGGTGGAATTAGCAAGACGTTTGCTTTCTAGGTTTAAGAATTTTGATGTTGAATTGGCAACATCTTGATCTACAACATTATCAAAATTATTAATAGTTTCTACTCTCTTTTCATCAATAATATCATAAACAACCACAAAACCATCATTAGTCTTGTCCAGACCTGCACTTGTAGAGGAAGTAATTTCAGTATCTGCAAAATTCTTCAATCCACTAGTATGAGCTAAATTTTCTACAGGAGATTGTTGATCCTTATAAGTTACAGAACTTTTTATAGAGTATGATAGGTTTTGGTAATAATCATTATCAGGAATTACTTGATAATCTTCACTCAGTTTACCAGTTTCGGTATCCCAACCAATTTCTTTTACATTTGAATATGCAACATCAAAACTTCCCTCATTAAGAACTAATGTTTGTATTGTTGCAACAGATCCGGATTCTATTCCCTCAATAGTCTCCCCTACTGATAGATCATATGATCCAGAAACCGTTAAATTATTTTCATTGTTTGCGGCAACTTTTAGATCTCTTATAATTCCATCAGAAGATAAAGATTCCCCTATGATAAATTTGGATAATTTTTGAGTTATTTCAAATTCTGGGTAGTCATCCTTATTGATAATAACACCCGAAAAATCCTGAATCGTTTTTGCAATACCAGTATTTGTAGTTAATCCTGTTACGTTAATTGTTACTGTGTCATTAACTCCATCACCATTAGCAGTATAAAGACTTACTTCAAAGAATTTGTATCCATAATCTTCGGAATTAAATCCTGTACCATCATTACTAAACTTTTGAATACCTTCAATAAAAACATCATCTCCAATATTAAAGGGTTGAACTGAAAAACCTGATCCAGCGGTAGTTCCAATTCCTGGTGTCGATAATGTGCAAGTAAAAATACCAGAATTTGATGACTGTACCTTTGTAATTGAAATTCCATTAGTATTATCAGTTGCAAATATTTCTACATTTTCATCTGTCAGTCCTGATGGTGCAACATCAATGTCTACTGAAGAAATTGCTGATGATGTTAAATTAGCTCTTAATAATCCAGAATCTATTACATTTCTACTTACAGGATCAACAATAATTAATTTTGGTGCAACTGCATATCCTTCTCCTCCATCAATAATCAATAACTGATCAATTGTATTGAAATCTTTTAATATAATAGTGGGGGAAACATTTGCTTTAGGTCTAAGAGTTCTATCGGAAGAATATGTAAACTTATTGTTTAAAACTTTATATTCTTTCAAAGATCCAATCGTATTAGATTTTGCATTTACAATTAAATCTATTCCATTAGTAGAATTTGTAGAATTACTACTGGGTAATTCCTTATATCCAGATCCAAAAGATAAAACTTTCAGTGAACTTACTGGTCCCGATGCAAATGCTGATGTTGTTGAATATTCTAATGTATCACATTCTGTAGAAATATAAGAAGACCTTTCTGGTTTTGTTGGGATATTTACATTAAAAGTTGTTGTACCTATTACTGTTGCCGTATATTCTCTATTGTAAACACTTTCTTGATATCTTATTTGTGAATAATTCTTAACATCCTCATCAGAAGTAACTAATGTTCCTTCTTTTTCCAAAGTATAGTAAAGAACATCTGGAATATTGGAACTATAATCTAATGTCAATGAAGCAGTGCTAGTTACTCCAACAGTTCCTACTCCAGAAACAGTGAATGAAGTGGTAGATCCGGTTGAAACAAACTCATTATTGAACTCTGAATCCGTATAAATTTTCAACTCATATCCAGACAGACTAGAATCTGAGAGATCAAATACCAAATTATTATTTTTAATTGGATTGAGTTTTGGATTAATAAGTGATATTGCTTGTGAAGAACTTCCAGTTGAAGCGAAACTTACAACTGTTGGTGGATTTTGCTGCGAATCAAAATATGTCTCACATAAATTAATTTTATTTTCATTAATTCTATAAACAAAATATTCTCCATATTCACTATCTTCATAGAGAACTTTGTCACCGGTTTCTAATTCATGATTACTTATGGTGAACTCATTAGTGATGGTGTTAATACCAGTAGAATTAAATCCGATTGGATTTACTACAATATTGTCAATAGAGCTCTTATAAAGGACACGAACTGCCGTAGAAGTTCCAATTCCTACTGAAAGATTTGGTTGAACATTTAAAGATACTGTATCTCCACTCTGAAGTTCATGTGCAGTAGAAATGGAGACAGTAACTTCATTTTTTTGAACATCACCTAATATTTGAGTATAGTTAGATTCAAGTGTATATAAATCATTATCATCACCATTTGTATGGAAGAACAGTTCTTCACCATTAATGGCAGTTTTTAATCCAATAAGATTTGGATTCTTATTAATTGTAAAAAGATTTGAAAAACTGGTGATAAAGACCTCTGATGCAGATAATCCATCTGTAGAAACCGTTAGAGTTGTTCCTGCTCCGACATATACTACAGGTTGATTGGTTACAAATGGATGATTATCAATATAAAGACCTTTAGATGGAATGCTTCTAGTTACTGTATTTGTTCCAAAAATAAAAGATGTGCTATATCCAACTCCACTTATTGTAGAAACACCAACTGATTCTCTAGGATTAAAGAATACTTTATCATTTACAGTAGAATCAAATTTATCCAGTGATTTGGAGATAGTGAAGGAATCTGGTAAGAAAGAAACTGTAGTTCCGACTGTATGGGACACGCCAGTCAAACTTCTTTCAATTCTAAGGATATTTTCGTTTTTAAATACACCAAGCACCCTAAGGGTCTCTGATCCAATTTCAATACTACTACCGATAGATATTTGTTCTGGTATTGGTGCAACATAAATCTCAGTTGTAAATCCTACTGTTGCTGATGTTATTGTAGACAAACATCTTCCGTTTATATAAGAAGGTACAGAAATTCTATGAGTTCCGTTTAATGTTGAAAGATTGGTAGAAAAACCAGTTATAGTAACATAATCTAAATCTAAAAGATCATGTTTTGGTAATATAGAAATTTTTACCTTTTCTGAGGAATCCCAAGTAAAAATAGAATTTAAATATGATGTAGAATTGGTGTTTATATTTGTAATACTTTTACCTTTTACTGAATCTACAATAGCGTTAAGTCCACTTCCGGAAGTATCAGTATCATCAAAGATTAATTTGTCACCAACCTTATAATTATCTCCTGCATTTTGAATTTCTAAAGAACTTATTGAATCTGATGTTACTGAAATAACTTCAATTTTTTGTTCTAAAACATCACTTGTTTCATTAACAAAATCATAGTTTGCTTGTGTCTCAGATACTTTGTAAGGAAGAGTATTTCTTTGCAAAGTAGAATTATTAAAATCAAACGATTGATTTAAATCAGAATCAGAAATCAATCCAGATCTATATTTGTTTCCTATAAAATATGGAAATTGATCTATGGTAGCATGATATGCATAAACTCCGTTTGGAAAATCGATATTCTTCTCATATCTTCCATTATATTCGTCTAAATCACCACTATCATCAAATTTATAATCTTCAACAAAAAATCCAGCATCAAATCCAGAAGGTCTATCCGTTACATTTGAAGAATCGAGAGTATATCCAGATTTCAATGTCTTTTGTGTAGCAGAAGGTACATTTGGATCAGGATATCCATATGGACCATAAATTGGATTTCCATCATATGCCCATCCAATAATTCCAGAAAATTCTGTAGTTTTTTCTAAGAAAGAAGTTCTTAAACCTTCAAAATATTTTGATACCGTATATTGAAGTTTATCTTTACCTTTAAGTAACACTTCACCAGTAGTAAATCTTACAAAATTATCATTTAGTGTTAATTTTCTTATCTGTGGATCAATAATAGCACCCTTTCCTGATGCAATAATACTAATACTTGTAGTTGATTGAGCATAACCAACCCCAGTATTAAGTACTTTAACCTCAGATATTCTTCCATTAGTAACTATTGCTCTCAGTTCTGCTCCAGTACCATCTCCAGAAACCACCAAATCTGGAACGGAATAATATTGAGTTCCTTCATAACTGACTGAAACATTTGTAATTCTACCACCAACTACAACAGGTG